TCATCGCTGTGCGCGTCTGACCTGAAGTAAATGCCCCACGCACATGACGCAAAGCGCCCCCAGCGCGCACCAGAACACCGCACTAAAAACCCACGCCATCTCCTGCCACGCTGAACGCGTAGCCGTTGCCTGTAGCTTCATGAAAAAGAGACATACGGGTGCTGCCAGCGCAGCGCCGACGACGGCACTAAACACGCGGCGCTGATGGGAAAACATGCTGACGGTAGCGCCAGGAATGATGAAAAACAGCAGTCCCAGATCGGAGTTGCCTGTCGCCGGGATGATGCCCCTCAGATGGCGCGACACCAAAAACCATACCGCAATGAAAAGTAAGAAGCAGCAGGCGGCACTCACCCAACCGTGATTAGTTTTCAAAGGTTCCTCCTGACATTCTCTCTATCAAACTGATGTTTTGCCTCAAAAAGGCGGCGGTCAGATAAAGTTTGCTGGCATTCCATGCCAATGAATGGCGTCGTATTAATACGATTGTCCTGGCCTCGCGGAACGATTAAACTAACGCACTTCATATAATGATTATTGAGTGAGAAGTGCAGCCAGAGAACGGCTTTGCTTACGCTTCGGCACGACGTAAACAGTAGACCAAATAATCATTTCTTTCAACAACTTACTAGTAAACAAGAAGTTAGCTTCCGTGAATATAAACGTCGCAGATTTGTTAAACGGCAATTACATCCTGTTATTATTTGTGGTGTTGGCTCTGGGGCTGTGCCTCGGAAAATTACGCCTGGGATCGGTCCAACTCGGTAATTCCATTGGCGTTTTAGTGGTCTCTCTGTTATTAGGCCAGCAGCATTTCAGTATCAACACAGATGCATTAAATCTGGGCTTTATGCTGTTTATTTTCTGCGTAGGCGTGGAAGCCGGACCTAACTTTTTTTCAATTTTCTTCCGTGACGGCAAAAATTATCTGATGCTGGCCTCGGTGATGGTCGGCAGTGCGATGCTGATTGCCTTAGGGCTCGGCAAACTGTTCGGCTGGGACATCGGCCTGACCGCCGGTATGCTCGCCGGATCGATGACCTCAACGCCGGTACTGGTTGGCGCAGGCGACACGCTGAGACACTCGGGGATGAGCGGCGCTTCGCTCACCAGCGCGCTCGACCATCTGAGTCTTGGCTATGCCCTGACCTACCTGATTGGTCTGGTGAGCCTGATTGTCGGTGCCCGCTATATGCCGAAACTGCAGCATCAGGATCTGCAGACCAGTGCGCAGCAGATTGCCCGTGAGCGCGGTCTGGACACCGACGCAAACCGCAAGGTCTTCCTCCCGGTTATCCGCGCCTACCGCGTGGGGCCGGAGCTGGTCGCCTGGGCCGACGGTAAAAATCTGCGCGAGCTGGGCATTTATCGCCAGACCGGCTGCTACATTGAGCGTCTGCGTCGCAACGGCATTCTGGCAACCCCGGACGGCGACGCGGTACTGCAGCTGGGCGATGATATCGCACTGGTAGGCTACCCGGATGCTCACTCTCGCCTCGACCCGAGCTTCCGTAACGGTAAAGAAGTGTTCGACCGCGATCTGCTCGATATGCGCATCGTCACCGAAGAAATTGTGGTGAAAAATCACAATGCCGTTGGCCGCCGTCTGGCGCAGTTGAAGCTGACCGATCACGGCTGCTTCCTCAACCGCGTCATTCGCAGCCAGATTGAGATGCCTATCGACGATAACGTGGTGCTCAATAAAGGTGATGTACTGCAGGTGAGCGGCGACGCCCGCCGTGTGAAAACCATCGCTGACCGCATCGGCTTTATTTCGATTCACAGCCAGGTAACCGACCTCCTCGCCTTCTGCTCGTTCTTCATCATCGGTCTGATGATTGGAATGATTAGCTTCCAGTTCAGCAACTTTAGCTTCGGTATTGGTAACGCTGCCGGGCTGTTGTTCGCCGGGATCATGCTCGGCTTCCTGCGAGCCAACCACCCGACGTTCGGTTATATCCCGCAGGGCGCGCTGAACATGGTGAAAGAATTTGGCCTGATGGTGTTTATGGCCGGCGTAGGCCTGAGCGCGGGTAGCGGCCTGCAATATGGCCTGGGCGCAGTAGGCGGCCAGATGCTGGTGGCGGGTTTGATAGTCAGCCTGGTGCCGGTGGTGATTTGCTTCCTGTTCGGGGCCTACGTTTTACGTATGAACCGCGCGATGCTGTTTGGCGCGATGATGGGCGCACGTACCTGCGCCCCGGCAATGGAAATCATCAGCGATACCGCCCGCAGCAACATCCCGGCGCTGGGATATGCGGGTACCTACGCTATCGCCAACGTGTTGCTGACTCTCGCCGGTACCCTGATAGTGATCATCTGGCCGGGATTAGGATAAAACCGAAGTTTGCAAGCAGCAGAAAAAATTTTTGTGAACTACGAAACTTTTTCCTAAGGCATCAGTCATAAGTAATGCCACTGCTTTTCTTTGATGTCCCCATTTTGTGGAGCCCATCAACCCCGCCGTTTCGGTTCAAGGTTGATGGGTTTTTTGTTGCCTGAAATTCGTGACCTTCTATATCAGCCACTTACAGAGCCTCTTCGAGCCAGGTGGCGACAGAATGGCGGCAGCGGTTTCCCCATGGCGGCAACAAGCATAAAAAAACCCGCCAGCGGCGGGTCAGACTCAGTAAGCAAATTGTTCCTGCATACCTTTGGGATGAGGCGGTGCTTCGCTGATTTTTTGCGGACGGCATACTGACCGCACAAAAGTCTCATGCGTCACGAACGTATGTCCGCACTCAATATTGATGCACTGGTTGTATCGTTCTTTGGTTTCACTGGAAACCTGAAAGCTACTACGTGTATGCGCGGCCTGGCCGCACATCGGACAATTCATCATTTTGTTCAGCCCTCACTCTTAACCAGTTCGCAATAATGATACATTATTGTTCTCAATTTGGAACTAATCATTCAATGTCGAACTCATCTATTTTCACTTCAAGATCCAAACTGGTCGTAAATCCACTATCCGGATTGACCGTATGCGTCAGAGTAGTAATGGTCCATTCCGCATCATCAATCGGCTGCTTGAAGCCACTGACCTTCACCGGCATTTCGGTGTAGAGATCTGCCCGCCCTTCTGCGAGCTGCAGAGAGAAGGAGGCCACCCCGCGCTGCAGGCGCACCCACTGCATCTTTGCCGCCCGTTCCGCATTGCTGCGGTTGGCATAACCCGACTTCACGGATCCACCACCCGCCCTCGGTTTCCGGAATGACCTGCTCAGCAATAATCTGGTTGCTGTTCTGTGGGTCGATATACAGCATATTGAGATTCGCGCGCCGCTTTTCGGCAATCAGCACCGTCTGCTGGGCGCTGGGCGAAGGTAAAACGCCGCCCCCGTCGTCCACCGCCATCTGGGTAATTTTCAGCGGCACGCCGAGCGCGGCGGCGCTTGCCAGTTTCGCCGCGCCGATCTCCGTCAGCAGGGTGTAAAATTTTGCGCTCATGGATTCACTCTCACAGTGTCAATAACGTAGACCGCACCACCCTCGTAAGCGGTACCGGTGGAAATAATGGTGTCGTTGATATACGGGTAGATCGTGATTTCTTCGCCGGTATAGGTGGCGGCACCCACAAAATACGGGCCGCCGGTCTGCAGGTTGAGGGACATGCCGATCAGGTGGCGGCTGCACGGTTTGGCGTCGCCGATCAGGCGCTCCAGCTCCCGATAGGTTTCCTCCGTAATGCCCTGGTCCTGCACGCCGATATCCAGGCGAAACGTGCCCGGGGCCTCACCGGTCTGCCACCACTCGATAATGCGGATCAGGAAAGGCAGCATCTTCACCTGATGGAGCCTGACCTGAACCAGGAGATTTACGGCCTGCCGGAATACCTGTCCGCTATCCCTTCCGCCCTGCTGAATGAATCCGCTACGCTGTTCCGTCGGAAGTACTACATCAACGGCAGCCACGCGGGTTTCATCATGTACATGACCGATGCCGCACAGAACCAGGAGGACGTGAACAACATCCGCCAAGCCATGAAAAGCGCTAAGGGGCCGGGCAACATCCGCAATCTGTTTATGTACTCGCCCAACGGCAAGAAGGACGGCATTCAGATAATCCCACTGTCAGAGGTAGCGGCAAAGGATAAGTTTCTGAATATCAAGAACGTGAGCCGCGATGACATGATGGCTGCGCACCGAGTTCCGCCGCAGATGATGGGGATTATGCCGAGCAATGTTGGGGGGGTTGGGGATGTGGAGAAGGCCAGCCTTATCTTCGTACGCAATGAACTAATGCCATTGCAGAAGCGACATGAGGAATTAAATCACTGGTTGAATGAGGATGTAGTGGATTTTACATCCTACGATTTATAGTTAAGGCAAAATAGTAATGTTTTTTACTTCAGCCACTGAGAGTAATCAAAGGGAGCTATTTTCTTAAGGGCCGTGATAGCTACAGCTTGCCCCACACCAGTCAAAATAACGCCGCCTATTTGTGGGGCGTTAATTTTATTAATGAATCGAAGTATTGCAGGAGCAATAAACCCTAATTTTTTCTTAGCTTCTTCGGCATCCTTAGTACCAAAATAATTATATTTATGGAGATAACCATCCACTGCATCCCGGCCCATAAAATCGTTGTAATTACAAGCACCAGTATAGCTTATATGCTTCAAACTAGTAGCTGACAAGTCAAAGTCACTGCCCATATACTGCTCAAGTTTATTATGGAAAGCCTCTAGCGCATGAATTGTACTTCCTGTAGGTGTTGACATTTGCACATCATTCAAAACAAAAACCCAACAAATTAAAGTAATCTGAGACTTTGTTAGCTTAGGGACAACGCTAACAGCCTCGGTCAAAATAATTTCTGCCAAATCTGAATTACCGCCAGACACTTTTTCCACAATTAACTTCGATAACAAATCTGGATGAGATTTCTGACCCTTCCTTGCTGCAGAAATTAATGCATCATTCAATAAAGCCTGAACATCAGGATCTTTAAATTTATCTATAATTATTTTTTCTGAGTTCTTATGAAGATCGCTAATCACAAGGGCCTCTAACTCTCTCCGATTGCTAATTGCTTGTTCTTTAGCAATCTCCTGAATCTTGGGGAACTGATTTTGAAAAAGAATATCAAAGAGCTGGGCCACGTCTGCTATTGACAACCCTGCCGTGATTTGAATATCACCACCTGCCTGTAGCGCGATCGAACCATCACTTACAGATTGGTTAGAATCTTTACTGATAACTCCCATTTTATTCCTTCTCCTTCCCAGTGGAGATAGTGACATTACCTCCAGCCTGTATTCCATATGAATTCTTTGAAACATTCTGCCTCAAAGAACTAACATTTAACTTATCCGAAACAAACAACCCTAATAACATTATCAATGCGGTAATAACTGCTATTCCTGAGTCGAATCCTGGCTTAAACCAAAACCAAGCGCCTGAAGCAACCAGCAAGATTAGAACCAGTATTTTAATCAACAATTTCATATAGACATGTCCCATTTTTTTTCTTTTTATATCTAAGGTGAATTGCTTATGCAACTACGACTTTGTCCATTTGCGCGCGCTCGTATCCCCGCCACGCCTACCCGCTTTATGTAGTGGTTTTCATGCACTGCATGATTTAAGCAGATCCCCGCCAGTTCTGATAGGCCTAAGCAAAAATATCTTCGGGAATTCATGCGATTTCATGCGGCAACAGGCATGAAAATGTAACGTATCAAGACATTAAAAATCCCGATACTAAGGGCCTTAGATTGGAAGATATTCCTACTTAACTTTCTCTTCGAGACTATAAATTATAGTTCCATGGGTATCGTTTTTTACATGTGTGTTGAGTTCAAAAATTTCAGATATATATTCCTTAAACTCAGAAATGGTTGTTAAGTTATTGTTGATTGCATTTCTCACAGCCCCTTGACATCTTGAAACACTCAAAACCATCACTTGGCAAAATAGATCAAGCTCAGACAAGGTAAACTCAATATTTCTAAACCCATGATGAACCGAGTTATTCCTAAACTCTCTAATTTGATCTAAAACACTTGGTAATTTCTTTTTCCAAAAATAATATCTTTCATGTAACTCCAAGTCTTTCATTAGATTGATGGAAATATCTTGACTATTTTTCCCATTAGGAAACCCTAGAAACCACCGAATAATCCCACTGATATTATCGGACTCATTCTCTTTAAGGAGAGCCTCAAGAGCAAACCAATAGAAAAGTATTTTTAGCTGCTTATTATTTTCATGCTTTGCATTTCTAAACCAGTGTAGTGATCGTAAATATCTTTTACTCAACTCATTATCTCTCGATAATAAATAATGATCATTATCGTACTTTTGAATTATTCCTTGCTGTAACATAAAAGTTGTGGATGGTTTAAAGCCATCATCATTCAAATGGTGAATAGTCCCACTATCTAGGTCTTTTACTAATCCTATAGGTGAAAGATTAAAATTAGATATGGGGAAATTTATTGAGATAACATCCATTACTTCAGAAAATCTGTTCTCCGCAACATTCAAAGCGTCAATAATATTGCTTGCATTTACAATGGTAGTAATTCTTGCGCATAATTTATAGTGGTTATAGTCCAGATAATTCTTCTTTGCAACAGACTCAAAAAAACTGGATTCCTCACTGGTATCTGCACTAGGCCCTCTCAATTCCACATTAGAATAAACTAATGTATGAGGCATATAAACACTCTGAGATTGCAATATTCGGATAACTAAAAAAGCACTCACAATTTAATCCTTACCAGCACATTTGAGAATTCTTGCAGAACAGTCTTTTTTATTCTCGCATCAGCTTTAGCGTTTAGAATTAATTTATTTTTCTTGAGATACGATAGTAACTTTGTTATTGATGCGTAGGACTCAAAAGTAACAACAAGCCCAATTACTTTGTTTAGAACATCAGGTTTTAATCTAGTCAATAGGATATATTCAAGAACAAATAAAAATCCCTTTGCATTGTTTACTGAGTAATAATACTCTAACTGTAAAACTTGTACATCAACAACTTTCTTAGCGTTATCACATAGAAATCTATCAAATCTAGCAACACCTTCATTATCAAAGGATTTAATTGATATCTCATAACCTAACATATTAGCTCTTAAGTTATTAGGTCGAGACTGAATCAATATTTGAAAATAATACCTAGCCTCTAAGATCCGCCCTTTACTTATCAAAAAGCTTATAAAGTCACTTAATCTTTTATGATATTTTTTATGTCCTAAAGGTGTATGTCTGAATTTTCTCTCTAAATCATCCATAAATAAACCATTATAAGTATCCAATGCTCTTAACATTACAATCGCTTTGATATAATTTCAATGACTTATGTCACACACAGAAAACCCGCATCACCCATTGGGCTTAACGCAGGTCTCTGTTGCTAATTCAATCGACTTAGTAATCATAGCAAGTGAAAATTTTAGCTAGTCATATCAATTGAGCGGTTATATTCATGAGCACGTATTTTCGCCATGAGTTCGTCAGTCAACTCTGATACCCACTGAATAGCCAGCCGCTTCTCTTCGTCACTGCACTCACTAGCCGCTACAAGCTTAATAAAAAAATCAATGCGCTGGAGCTTCAACGACTCCAAAAGATAGTCCTGCATCTTCCCTCCTATCACGGCCACGGACACACATTGACTGTATGCACACCCACTGTTTATATATGCAGTATACATCTGATATCCAAATGTAAAATTTTTTTTATCCGTCAATGAGAACGTTCTGACGAAAGTCGTTAAGAGCATGAATTGTTAACGCCTTACAGTCAGTACCACTGACGCCATTTGTCATCTTCCTGCAGTCGATGGTTGCGGTAAAAAACGCGTAACCCGGCACCTGACGGAATGCTGCCCCCTCGCAGAAGCAGATCAATCTCTGACTCTCTGCCATCGAACCCTCTGGAACTCAGCCCTGCCTCAAGCTGCAGGCGCTGCTGATCCGAAATATTCTGTTTGTATGCTTTTTTCCGCTTCGGTTTATCCAGTACCGGCGCACCCGCTTTGTGCTCGCCCTGCGCTCTCGCGGCCTGATCAGCCAGCAAGCGCAGCTCGCGGTATGCCTGACGCCCCGGAATACCAAAGAAACGGAATTGCTGAACCCGGTGCAGTGACGCCCAGGCCGTGACATGCTCGGCGCTGTCGCGCAGCGATCTGCCGGTTTCTTTGCTGATTTCTTTAGCCAGCCCGCGACCGTTGATGTTCTTGCTGATGTATTTGGCGATATAGCTGGTCGGCGTGCCCTCCTCGCACTGGTCGTTAAAATCTGCCTGAGTACCGGAGCACGCTGGCGCGAAGCGGTGAATCTCACTCGTTCCCAGGTCACTAAGTACCGAATCACTTTCGTCAGGACCAAAGGCAAAAAGAACCGTAGCATTCCGATCAGCAAAGAGCTGTATGAGGAAATCATTGCCCTGGATGGCTTCAGGTTCTTTACGGATTGCTACTTCCAGTTCTTGTCAGTGATGGACAAAACCTCCATCGCTCTTCCACGCGGGCAGCTAACCCACGTTCTGCGCCACACGTTTGCAGCGCACTTTATGATGTCAGGCGGAAACATTCTTGCCCTACAAAAAATTCTCGGTCACCACGACATCAAAAGACCATGCGCTATGCTCACCTGGCTCCTGATCACCTTGAAACAGCCCTACGCTTCAACCCGTTAG